CATTTATAGTAATACCTAAATGCTCTGGAAAATCAGTTATTGTTTCGGTGTTCCATGTGCCGTCTGGATATCTCCATGTAACAGTTAAGCCCCAACCCTCAGCACGAGGACGAGACGAGGCGACAGCTGTCGCCTCGTTAATTTTATTTTTAGCCATTACCAACTACACCAATACTCAACGACCTTTTTCTCGTTGATTGATTGCTCACAGAATTTAAGAAACTTGATATCTTGTTCCTTGTACTCCTTAACACTTTCCTCTTGGAACTGTTGCCCCCAGAAAAAACCATCTGTTGCCTCATAGTCCTTGAAGTCAGTTTGAATAGCCTCTGCTAAATCTTTCACAACTTCTTCGGTTATATAACAAGGTGCTTCTTGGTCTCCATTAAAACCTAGATGAGATAAACTCCCCTCTATATTTTCAGCAGGGTTTTGCTCTGCCCACTTCGTAGCCATGAACTGCTGAAGTCTTGCGTGTTTTCTCCAGACAAAAATATTCTCTTGATCATTATCATCAGAGTAATATTTCTTCCAATCTATTTGCTCACCTCTAAGGTTTGCGTGTTGATCTAATCCCATCTTTTCTCCTTTGTTGATTAAGTCTAATGTCTTATCGTATCTTATATTCCTTTACAACAATTATCTTTTAGAACTATTCTAAACTAAAAAGGTAGATTTTTAGAACCATGTGCCAGCGCAGGTGCATGAACCTTAATAACTCCAGCACAGATGTTATCCATTACCTCAAACGAGACCGAGCTCCTGCAAAAGAATCTGACGGCGTCCCCCAGCTCTGACTGGTTCCAGGCGCAGGTGCTATCCACTTAAGTAAACGAGACGAGACGGGGATCAAAGGATCCCAACGAGCGACAGCATCAGGACGCCAGTCCCAGCTAATGTAAAGCCTGGAAACATAAACAGAAGACACAGCCAAACGACAACGAAGGTCATGTGGCAGCTCCAGCTGCAGGTTTCTCTTCCAGCAGCTCCTGGGCCCGGACCTCTACGGCCCACCATACGAGATCGTTCTTGAAGTTCTTTAACGAGCCCGGATCACTGGTTACGTGCTGAAGAAACTCACCGTTCTTCAGGCCGTTGTCATCCGCCTGGTCCCCTATCATCTGCCAAATCTCTTCCGCATGCTGATCGTGAAACGCGGTAGTTTCATCGTAATATATAATACCAGCAACGCCTCCGCTGCATCCGTGTTTTGCAATGTCTGATATTAATCCAATATTCTGCTTCTCGTACTCAGCGAGGCATTCCTTAATGCTTGGCATCGTGTGCCATTCTTTTACTTCTGTAGTCATTTGCTCTCCTTTGTTTAACGCTCACGCAACAGCCCAACTTGACCGTTTCGGTAATTACTCCGACACAATGTCAGCGAAGTTAACGTGAGTCGCACCTTCTATATAAGATGTGATGGGAGATCTGTCAAGTAATATTTTTGATCTTTTTCAATCTTTCTTCGAAAGACCATTTCTTCTCATCTGGTAATTCTTTCATCATCAGAGCTACCAGCTCCTGAAGACTACTCACCTGCTGCGCCAGCTCCCCAACTCTCTTGTTGTAGGAACGAGCTCTGTTCTGTTCGAACGAGATCCAGTGCCTCGAAATCTACTGCCATGTTTTCCTCCTTTGTTTGTCCAACCATACGACATCATGGGATCACGGTCAAGCAAAAAGTTTCCTAGGAATCTGACGGCGTCCCCCCTGAAGACTGAGCTGCGGGGGGCTCACCAGTATCCAGTAAACGAGAACGAGGTTCGCCATTACCTAGAACGAGAAACGAGATCCAGCATCCTGAGCTGCACGTCCCCAGGCCACCAACCTAACAAAGAGGAAAAAATTGGTGGCCAGAGGACGAGAACGAGAGCTACGCTGAGCTGTGCCTGGATCCCAGCTCCCTGAGCACCTGCTGCTGGACCGTGGTCCAGTTGTAAGGGGCTTTGAACGAGAAACGAGGGTTCAGTAAACGAGGTTCAGTGAACAGTGACACCGGTCTGTACAGTTCTAAGACACTCTGCAAGGGGGTCTTACCCAAGTTCTCTTTTAGGATAATTACTTTACCACCTGCTTTCACATACTTATTGATCCACACAATCTGCCACTTATTTAGTGCGGGATAACTTAACGAATCTGATTTTAATTCTATCCAAAATACTTCTTGTTTATGTACTGCATGAATGTCAGGAATTCCATTGATAGTGCTAGATTCTATGCGTGTTAGAAAGCAATCAGTCAGTCCTTTCTTAACCTTTTGCCAAAGCCTAGCTTCATTGTTTTTAGAGCTCATGATCTAATCAGTATTTAAATTTTAATTTGTCTAATTGATTTGATTACTGCTGTTGGGATAATAGTTGTATTACCGATATTGTCAAATGTAGGTTTATCTTTTGTTTTAATATAATCTGTAAATATTCTAGTAATCCCTTTGCTTTGACTTAATAGATAACCCTTTGATACACATACAGGTAATTGTTCCTTACTTAAATCTTTTGTGCTAGACCAGCCAGCATCACCTTCGATATCAAGCCACTCTATTTCCACAAATGGATAATCATCGATTATATTACCGAGAGTTTTAAAATTAAAGTTTAATATTTTAGACTGTTGTCTTTTCTTTTTAGTCATCTATCTTTACCTTTATTTTACCAACTGAAGTAGTGATGGTTGAGTTATGTACTTGATTAAAAGCATCTAACCATTCAGACCAACTAGCCTTCTTCAATTGTCGTAACGTCTTCGGACTTAAACTCAATCGTTTTGGTGTTGTGGCCATCGATCTTGTTTGATAATTCCTCGAGCTTTTTTTCAAGTTGCTCACGTGACATACCCTCCAAACCACTAACAGTTATTTCTTTTTTATCTATGTAAGCTCCAGCCAATTGACCAGATCTATACTCAGCATTGATAGCAGCAGCGAATTGTTTTTCTTTCTCTGCCTTGTCAGCGATTCTTTCTAACCTTTTATATCTTCTAAGGTTGTCACCTTCGTATTTTTTAACTTCTCTCTCAAATAATTTATCAAAGTATTTTGCAATATGGGGATGTAGTTTTCTGGATAACATTCTAGATGCAACAGAGCCATAATCTTTTTCATTAGTGCAAACATAACCTGCACGTTTTAATGCTTCAGCTTGAGTAATTGATCCCCAATCTTTCACATAGATTTCTACAAACATTTTTTGTTTAGGAGTTAGATCGAGTTCAGTTCGTAACTCTTTTTTCTTGAGTCCACCAGGCATATTATTTTAATTTATTTTTATCTCTTTGAGATAGTTTAGGATCCATTCTTAGTCTAGCTTTAACATCATTTTTAGCCATACCCCTAATAGCTGGTTTTTGTTTCAAAACAGAAGTTGTGCTTTCCCCATAAATTCTATGATAATCTCTGATAGGAAATCTAAATTGTTTTATACGACCCGATGGATCTTGTTTTAATTGTTGAGACTTTGTAGCACCTTTGGTTCTTCTTTTAATTTCTTCTTTAACAATCTCAAAAGTTTTTCGACCACCTTCTTGTATATATTTTTTATAAGCACCTTTTACACCTGTGCTAAGTAATCCACCTAATAATAATTTTTTATACATAATTTTCTACTATATAGATATTTCAGAGTAATGACTAGTTCCTAATAACCAACTGTTTGCGTTCCAGCAAGAGTGGTGTATCCAAGATACACCATAGATACACCATAGATACACCACTAAAATTGATTAAAACCATTGATACAATTGACTAATAGAACATTAGATACACCAGATACACCTCTTTTACCCTCTGAGCACTTTCTTTTTTCAATCACTCTGTATAATCTATATAGTAAAAGTTTTGTGACATTTATGCAACAGTAGGTTGCGCACATTATCCGTTGTCCGGTGTCCATTATTCTGTTATATCTTACACTTGTTTCTGGGGGTCTTTTAGATTGCTCTCTGTTATAGCCTCCAGAAGCTCAATCACTTAATCTTTTTAAATTTTCCTTAACAATCAAAGTCTTAATATACCTTCTCTCTTCCTTAGTATTAGCCGATCTATACTTTCTATATAACTCTCGATATTTAATCCATGACAACTGTAACTTAGTGAAATAAATTTTAGTACTATCTACTAACTTTAAATATTCACCTCTTACAAAATCGGGATCCATGTCAGCACCCCAACAGATGTCTTTAAATGATTCACTATTATCTACAAACCACACATGACTATCGTACTTGTAGTAAGTATCTTTTTTAAATGCTGAAGGGTTCACGGCATCCTCTAACGCCTGCACCAGGATAGCTTGGAACAATCTTTGTTCTGGGTATTCTTTAGTGTTTAAAAGTTCCAGAGACAACTTAATGCCCAAAAATTTTAACAAGGCCGGTGAGCAACTCATAAGCTTTTTTCTCCTTCATTGGAGGATGTTTTTTACGGGATGCAAAAGTAGATTGTCGCCATTTGTTTTTGGCATAGACCTCAAAGTAAAGATCCCACATACGTTCTAAGTAGTACATCTTTTCTTCCCCAGACATAACACTCATTAGGAGTTTACTTTGTTCTGTTATTCTATCAGTTTTTTTGGCACTCATTTGCATAACCACAGTGTGGGAAAAGATATGGATTGTGTGATCTAACACCATGGTTAAGCATTTTTAACAACCAGTTTAATGCCTTTGGCCTGAGCCGCAGCCTTTCTTCCTGATCGCCATCTATCCTCAATTTTCTCGAGGAAAGAAAGACTAAAATTTCCTAAACCAAAATCATTTCCACAATACAACTGAAACATTAAACTTGTTAACTCATCATACGTTTTTTTATTTGGACAGACCATAACAAGCTTGTCCAACGCATGGTTTAATGCTTCTTCACTACTCTTCATAGCTTTTTCACCCACAAAATATCCTTTTTATTTTAAAGTTAAATTTGAGTTTCGTTGTTAGATAGAAATAAAGTGTTTTGAAAGCCCCACTTATTTCATTTAGGCTTAGGAATACATTTATATTAATACGTATTTTAATTTTGATTGCAAGTAAAAAAAAAGGGCCAGTCTCCCGGCCCTTAGTCAACACTAAGACTTATGCAGCTTGCGTGTCTATCACTTACTTCAAGAGTTTCTTTCCTTGGCTAAGTAAATTCTCTTTCATCTTAGGTTCTGCTAAACCTTCTTTCTTAGCAATTTTTTTAATCGAATCACTAACCATTTTCTTAATCATGTTACCAGGATTTCTAAGGCCATTCGCCCCCATAGCCCTAATGATTGTGTATGATTCGATATCCACTGCAATTGATTTCCATTTGTTTACGTCCATTGTTTCTCCTATTTGTCTTGGTACTCTTTAGTTTTAAAAAACTCAACCAAATTAATTCTTTTACTTGGCACTCGTCCTGCATTAAATATTTTTTCAAATATTTCAATATAATCAGCAGTAGAAGTTCCAGCAAGCAACCAACTCGATCTTTGTTTACAGGCAGTTTTAAATCTAGTGAAATCCCATCTAGGGTGTTTGTCAGCTACTATATAAGCATGCACCATAGATCGTTTCATTCTTTTGCTAGTGTCTTCCATACCTACAAAGTAACGTCTCAACTGCATCAGTTGTGATCCAATACGATCACAGTTTTCGATACCTCCTGCAGGGATTGAGAA